TTCTCCTATTTTATTTACTGACTTGGTTGTTCAATTAGTAGAGGGTGAAATATTAGGATTTTCAATTTATAGAATTGACAAAGATAAAAAGATAAGGTTACACTAAATGAGAATGATTATCATAATGAGAATGATTCTTATTATCATTAACCAAACTTTTTTTCAAAAGTGTGAACTGCATCACATAAAAAACTTGACAACTAGATTTTACAATGCTATAATCGCTACTTAGCGATTACTGGAGAATTTAAAAAATGAAATCAGATAAGAAAGCAGTATTAAAGTTTACTTTTTGGGAAAATGGAACGTATTGGGATAAAGAGATTTTAACAGATATGTTACCAGATGATAATGGACAACCTGAACCCGACTCACTATTGATACAAGAATATGTATTGAGTGAAGTGCAAGACTTTGGCTGTTTCAATGGAGATAGAATAACTATGAGCATAAAGTGGGAAGAATAAAAAGGTAAAAAATGGACATAGTAGGACATCAAAAAGTTTTTAAAGTTGCTGTATGAGCCTTACGATAAGCCAGTAAATAAGAATAATTCTCATTTGTGGCTTAACTGTGAAAAATTGGAGAATTTAAGAAAATGAATTTACAAGACAAAATAAATAACGTGATAGATAGAATATTATTATTAGATGATGATGATAGAATCATAGCTTGGTCGATTTATTCTAAACTTGCTATTCTTGAAAGATTTGGTGCTATTAAATCTGTAATACCAAACTATCCTGAGTTATATGCAGAGAATAAAATGATAGATTTCTTAGAGGGAAATAACTTTGACGGCTCTAGTCGTTCTGTTTATGATGATAATGCTGTCGCATGGGATAACGCAGATTATGAAACCATACACGAGTATGACACGATAGAGAATTGGAAACAGCAAGAGTGGATTGATAATCTAAATAAAAAGATAGGTTTTAATAATGCTTAACTTAAATGTATATGGGGAAATGAAACACGCTAGAGCGTTAGCTGAAAACTCTGGTTTAGTTTTGCAGTATGAACAAAATGCCGTAGCACCACGAACTGACGGCACAACAATATATTTACCAGAACCAGACATTGGTTGGAGTAAAGACGAATGGGATTTATGGCGGTCTTTTTTATACCACGAGATAGGACATAACGTACCAGAAATGAAAGATGCTATGGACTATGTAAAAGAAAATGGGTTAGACACTAACACTCCATTTGGATTTGGTTTAAATGTACTAGAAGATTACAGACAGGAAAGATTTGGCTATGACCAATACGAGGGTAAAAGACAAATAATGGCTAGAGGTAGAGAGCTATTTGCCAAGCAACACAGAGAAAGCAAAGTCTGGACAGTAGAGGGGGGAAACCTTATGGCTGATATGTTCCGTTCCCTTTACATTTGGGATATGGATTGCCGTGATGATTTTATGCCAAACATTAGACCTTACACTTTACAAGCTCTGAGCGTATGTCCAAAAGAAGTAGTGGACTACGTTAGAAAGTTAGAGAGTGGTGGGTACAAAGAAAAACTTAATGCAGTTGTAACTTTTAAAGATGAAATGAAATTATTGTATGACATACTAGAAAATGTTTATAACTTAAAACCAGAAGATGAAAGAAAAGAATCTGAAAAGAAAAAAGGAGAATCTAAAGGAAAAGGAGAGAAAGAAGAAGAAGGGAAAAAGGAAAGCAAGCAGAAAGACTCTATAGTAAACTGGAGTGATTTGTTAATGCACAAACATGAAGATGAAACTCCTAAAAAGAACCACACCAGTTACAACAAGCAACACATTAATTATGATGTAAAGTCTAACGGCAGATATACGCCTTACTCAGATGCAGAAACCTCTGTGATAGATTACCAAAACAACAAAGTAATTTCTGGTACTAGTACACACAGGGAGCTTACAGAGTTGCTAACTTATACTGGTTCAGGTTACAAAGATATTTATGATGCTTGCTCTGGTAATGGGTTGAGTAAAAAAGTATCTAGGTTGTTACAGATACACTCAAGAGACAAGTATAAATATGGTAAGAAGAAAGGTACTCTGCATAACAAGAATTTATATCGTGCGGGAATGGAAGATGCACATGGTTTTAATAAGAGAGTGTTTAAACAGCGTGAACATAACGATTGCTTAAATGTTAGTGTTACTGTACTGGGGGATTGTTCAGGCTCAATGGGCGGAACTAAATTTTCTAATATGGGAAAGTCTATGGTATTACTAGGTAGAGTATTGGGAGATTTAAACATAAGACACGAACTCGTTGGGTTTACAGATACTAGAGAGTTACTCCAGTTTTTATACAAACCTTTTTCAGTTAATAAAGTGAGTAGCCAAGAACTTGCAAGGAGAGTACAAGCAAGTTGCCAAATGATGTGTGGTAACTCTGACGGAGACTCTGTACTGTGGTGTGTAAGTAGACTAAGAAAAGAAACCACAAAGAGAAAGATACTTATAGTTCTTTCTGATGGGTGTCCTGCGGGCGGAAAATATTATGGGGGTTGTGATTCTCCAGAGTATCTTAGCAAAGTTACTACAGCTATAGAAAAAAGTCGAGACTTAGAAATTTATGGTATTGGAATAGAAGATGATAATGTAAAGCGTTTTTATAAGGATAACAAAGTAATAAATAATTCTGACGACTTAGAAGATGCTTTACTTTCGGTTATCAAAACTAAAATTATAGGTTAGGAGAAAAATATGCCAAGTACAAGTATAAGTGAAATGGAAGAAACTTTTATGTCTGAAGTCGTTGATGAAATGGCTAAAGATGTAGAGGTTAATGCTGACTCAGATAAAGAGAGTCAGAGAGACAAACCTTTCTTTAATACGGAAAGTATTAAACCAGTACCAAAGAACACAAAGAATGGTCATGTTCGGGAAGTGTTCGGTGTTAGTATTCCTAAAGGACTACCTAACGTACCAGTAACAGTCTTTAAGAAAGAAGATTGGAATAAAGAAATGCAAACTCACATACCAGAGATTGATAAAGAGTATCAATTTCAAGTTAGGGAGTTGATAGAGTTGATAGTAGGTCTTGAGATTAAAGACAACGTATGGATTTCAGGTGCTACAGGTTCAGGAAAATCTAGTCTTGTAGAACAAGTATGTGCTTACACCAACAGACCATTTGCTAGGATAAACGGCAGAGGGGATATGGAAAGTGGTGCTATCTTTGGGCAATACGTTCTTGAAAATGGAGAAACCATTTGGAAAGACGGAGTGTGTACCGAAGCAGTAAAAAATGGTATGGTATATTGTCAAGATGAACCAACAGTATTACCGCCAGAGATTGCTATGGGTTATCAATGGCTGTTAGAAAATGGCGGGAAGTTAATGCTTACAGATAAAGCGGGAGATACTAAGAGTAAGGTAGTAACTCCACACAAACACTTTCGTTTTGTTTGCTGTGATAACACTAAGGGAATGGGTGATGAGTCTGGAGCGTTTGCGGGAACTAACGTGTGGAATACGGCAACACTAGACAGGTTTGCTACATCAATACAGTTAGATTACCTACCAAAGAATAAAGAAGTAGAGATTATAAAAGCAAAGGTAGATAATATAACAGACAAACTTGCAGACTACATGGTTCAATTTGCGGGGTTAGTTAGGGTTGCTTACGCTCAAGGTAATGTGTCCTTTACTATGTCTCCTAGAACTTTGTTATCTTGGGGAGAGAAAGCTATGTATTACAAGAGTATAAAACAAGCACTTAAAGTATCATATTATGGTAAGCTACCTAATGACTCAGAGAAAGTAGCAATAGAAGAAATGTATGCTACTGTGTTTGCTGAAAGGTTTAGATAATAATGGGGGAGACAATAAGATGCGTTGCAAAAGTTGTGATAGCGTACTTTCTCCTAATGAAATCATTTGGAGAGAGGAGACTAAGGAACATGAAGAACTTTGTAGGAAGTGCCGTGAGATTATATCATCACAATGTCCAGATAGTGATACGATATATAGTCAAGACATTAAAGACAGTTATGACGAGTCTATAAACGATTTAATAGAAGATTATGATGATGAAAATTATTCTCAATTACTAAACATAGATAAGGAGAAAAGTAATGAGCATTAAAAATGGTATAAATAAAGGAGACTTAGTATATATTAGTGCCATATCTCCTTTGGACGTATTGCACGATTATGGCGGTAAAAGAGCTAGAGGGTGTTATGTAAGCGAAGCAGAGGTAAAGCTATCTAGTCTAGTGGGTATGGTAGGGAGATTAATGGGGTACAGAGAACCAGAGGGAAAAAATAATAAAACTGGTATGACAAAAGCAGTAGTTAGATTTACTCTACCAGATAATTTCTTTGTGTTTGATGAGGATATGAGGTATTATAATAGAATGTATAACCCTAAAGCAGACGAAAACAAAGGAGTTAAAATGACTAAGTTTGATGTTCTATTCTCTACTGGAGTTAAATTAGAACAGGTTAGTCTTATGCCTAGCGACCTTAGATATGGTTATGCTGTAAACGACTTAGCAAGAGAACACGTTAGAGGTGCAAATAGTATGCCTGATAACGATTGTTGGTATGAATCTGAGTCTGACTTTATTCCTGAGACTTATTCTACAGGAAAAAGTTAATGTCTCTAAGTAGAAGTGAGTTTGTACCTTATGCACCCAAAGATAGAGGGGGGCAGACACATATACACCATTGTAAGCAAGGTCATAATAATGACCGATTATATATAAGGAGAAATGAAGATGAGTCAATCGTTGCTTATTGCCACCATTGTGGCAAATCTGGCTATTCTTTTCCTGACAATACACAGATTAGAAAAGCTAAAGATGTTCACATACATACTTGGAGACATGGTAAACCTAGCTCTGAACCAAGTAGCACAAGTGGACAAGAAAACCTCAGAAAAGCTTGGGATAAAAAAGACAGCTCTTACTCAAGACATAGAGCAACTTATGAAGAACAACCCTTTCTGATTAAAAGCCGTATTAATCAAGAACTTATAGATAAGTACGAGATTAAGGTAATAGGGGATAGGATTTATTTTCCAATTTTTGACTCTGCTGGGGAGAATTTGAAAGTTGTACTTGGTAGAGGAGATAGTCCTAAATGGTTGGCTGAGTGGTTGTCTGCTGATAAAACCTATACCCCAATAGGTAGTGGAGACACCTGTGTTGTAGTGGAAGATGTTGTGTCTGCTATAAGAATAGCGGAATGTGGGTATTCAGCACTCCCATGTTTAAGTAGCAGTTTAAGAGATTCGTTGTTGCCAAACTTAGATAATTATGGTACAATAGTGGTGTGGTTAGATAATGATAATTCTCAAGTATTATCTAATACACTAAAGATTAAAAACAAAATCAATTTAATAAATGATAACGTCTGGATATGTAAAAGTAAGCAACCCAAAGACATGAGTGATTTAGATATATTAGAAGTATTAAATGAATATAAAAAATAAAATACTGCAAATTGTAAGAACTCCTCTTTTCAAACAAAGAGTAGTTAAAGACAAGACCAAATATGATAGAAAAGTAAAACATAAAAAGGTAGAAAAACAATGGAATTAGATATATTATTATTATTATCTATTAAAGATAATTATTATAAATATAATAAGTATATAAAAGATTATACTTTAACTAAGGAATGTAATCTTATATTAAGAGATATGGATTACTACTATACCAAGAACCCAACGTACAATATTGTTAAGTGGTCTGATTTTTCTACTTGGTTTTGTGCTGTAAAGCACTCATCATGGAACGAACAAGTATTAAAGACCTATCAGATTATTTTCAAAAAGCTAGAAAAGAAATCCTCTGGAGATATACCAAACGAGGAGATTGTCAAACACTTTGTTACTATGGACTACGCCACTAAGATATTTAATGAGGTAGCCAAGATAGCAGAGGGTTTGTCAAGTGATATGACTCCAGTATATGACCTAGTAAACGAACATCAAAGCTCTATGCCTGATGATTTTGAAGATACCTCTGTACTTACGGATAATGATTTAGAAGATTATATTTTAGATGCCAGTAACCAATCTGGTTACGCATGGAGACTAGAGTGTTTAAACGACTCCATTGGTCATACTGGAATTGGAGATTTAATTTGTGTAGGTGGCAGACCAGATTCGGGAAAGACTACGTTACTAGCAAGTGAAGCTACACATAGAGCCAGTATTATGCCACAAGGTAAGCACGTTATATGGATTAATAACGAGGAGAGGGGGCAGAAAGTTAGATTGAGACAGATACAATCTGCCATACAGAAGTCAAAAGATGAAGTGTTTAGCAATGTGCCTAAAGCGATAGAGGAATACCAAGAGGTAGTAGGCGGAGAGGATAGAATAGTTATAAAAGACTCTGCAAGCGTAGATGTAACAGAGGTAGAGAAACTTATAAAAGAATACCCGCCCGCACTTATAATAATAGACCAGTTGAGTAAGCTAGTAAGTTCTAAGAGTGGAAAGCTCAACGAAGCACAGAGAATACAAGCATTGGGAGAACAAGCAAGACAATGGGCAAAAGACCATTGTACTGTCATCTTTACTATTTGGGCAGACGGCACAGCAGAGGGAGAAAAGTGGATAGAAATGAACCAGTTATACGGAAGTAAGACAGGTGTTCAGGGGGAGTGTGATGCTATAATTACAATAGGACGTAGCAACGAAGAAACTGTTGCCGATAGAAACAAAAGGTACATATACATACCAAAGAATAAGATATGTGGTGGCGACCATTTATTGATTAATGGTAAGTTTGATGTTGCAATAGAACCTGTCAAGGCGAGATTTAAAAATGGATAGTAAATATTATGTAGTTGATGTAGAAACTACTGTTAATAACACAGATAAAGATAAAAAGAAATGTGGTCTTGCGACTCCGTTTGATGATAACAATAGGATAGTAGCTATAGGAATAAAGACAGCAGATGTGATAGCACCAATACTATTTTATGAGCAAGAGGACGGAATGGAATTTGTAAGATTACGGAGAACAGGAAAATTATTACAGGGTGCGGAAGAACCTAGAGGGTATCAAGACCACAAACAGAAAGAGTGGTGTGATGATTATATTAAGTCTGTTGTTAAATGTCCTATAGTAGTAGGTCATAATATAGCGTTTGACATTTGCCACATACTTAAAAACACAGCTATGAATCCGTATGTAGAAGAACTCCGTAAAGGTATACTAGAAAATAAAATTGTAGTTTGGGATTCCATGCTAGTAGAATATATACTTAGTGGACAGTCTTGGAGATACCCCTCTCTTAATGGGGTATGTGAGAAGTATGAGTTGCCAGTAAAAAATGATGAGGTTAAAGCTCTTTGGGATTCTGGTTGCAAGACAGAGGATATACCTAGCGATATGTTGTTGGAGTACCTTGAACATGACGTTGAAGTTACTGAACAGGTATTTAAAAAACAACTGGCAAGGGTTGATGCAGAGGGATTAAAATCAATAGTGTTTGATGAGCTTAGAGCTAGAATGGCTACTATAATCGCTGAGTATAATGGAATGGCATTTGATGAGTTACACGCTTGGAGATTACATAAGAAACTAGACGGAGAGATAGAGTATATGGAAAGCCAGTTAATAGACACAGTATTTAAACATAACAACATAACAAAATATAGCAAAGAGTTTGAGGATAGTATTAACTTTGGCTCACATGACCAAGTATCTGCTATGCTTTTTGGTGGAGTATTAAAGTGGAAAGAAGCTAAGATAGTAAATGATGAAAATGGAGACGTAGTAGTTTACAAGTCTGGTCTAAAGAAAGGTGCTATTAAATATAAGAATATGGAATTTACTAAGGAACTTAAACCTATGTATGTTGCTAACGATAAGTGGAAATCTAAAAAATCAGGTGTATTCTTTACATCTGATGAGGTGTTACAAGAAATATTAGATACTTTTGGTAGTGTGAGAGAAACTTCCAAATTTGTTTCTCTTATCCAAGAACACAGAGAAGCTAGAAAAGAAAGAGATACATACCTAACTGGATTAACTAAAGTTTGTTGGGCAGACGGATTACTACACCCTACGTTTAATCATGTCGAGACTCCAACAGGGAGATTATCATGCAGAAACCCAAATCTACAAAACATAACAGCAAAGACGTAAAAGAAATGTTAGACCAAGATAAATTTTATCAAGATATACAAGACCAACAAGATGCTGATTGGTGGCATCAAATAGACTTAGAGTTAGAACAACAGCTTG